TTATACTTCTTCCTCGCTTAATTCTCTAAAATTAGAAATATGATACCCAAAATAACATTTCCCCGATTTACCTATAAATATTCCATGCTCCTTCATATTGACTATCTCACCTAAATATATCATAGGCAGGTCATCATAAAACGGATACTCACTTGTTACCTCTTCTCTTGTTGTAACCAAAGTCTTTTCTCTCAACTTGCTCATAATGCCGCCTTTCTAAGTTCTTTCAGCTTCTAAACCATAGTATAAAAATTCTATAAATTCTCAAATTTTACCCAGTCCTTAACTGACTCAATAATAGGCACCAGACAATCTATCTCAAATTTTTCCTCTTCATAAGGATCTGAATACCCATCCACTATCATTATACCGCTACATCTGATATGAGCCTTGCTATCCTTTATTTCAAGGACTTCAAGCTCGTATGACACCATTGGTTCAGATTCAAAAATATAAAATGTATCTTCTCTATCATCACATTCTTCTATCGTAGTTACCCTGATTTTTTCTCCTACTAATTCTTCTACTGAATTTTTATCTGTATCTATCGGGTTAATGCATATAGCAGGCGCTACAGTATCATCACCAAAATCTCCCTCACAAAAGCCAATATCCAATGACCAAGACGAGGAATCATCTTCCTTAAAGAACATCAGACAGCTCTGCCTATCTGCGTAACTTACTTCAAATGAATATTTATCTCCTATTTTAAGCATAATCAGTCTCCTTTTATCTGCCTGCAAACATCTGTGTAATTATCGTTCTAATGATATCATTCTAATATTAAATATTTCACTTGTTACATCCTTTGTTTTGTTCAAGTTCAGCTTGTTATACATATAATTCAGGCTTTTTTACTATTAATCCATATTTTAACTTTGGTAGTTTAATTATATCATTGTAAAGTTTTTTTGTCTCCTTGCATGGTCTAAGGCTTAGATATTCCACATTTTCAAGGCTTAAAACCGGAGTATAGTCCTTGCTTTTAAGTCTAGCCATTAAAAAAGAAAAGAATCTAAGCTGCTTCATCCGATTTAAAAAGTCCAAAGAATCTACCTGAATGTACTTAGGTCCAAGTCCGTCTCCACAAATAGAAAGACTCTCCAGGTTTTTAAGCATGGCAAATGGACTGTAATCCACGATTTTTTGGAAATTTTCAACTGATAGGGCTACTAAGTTGTTTAATTTTGAAATAGGCTCTATACTCTCTATACTTGCCCCTGAACCTAAAGACAGGTAACGAAGCTTAGTGAGGTTGGCAAGCTTTGAAATGTCGGGATATACACCCCATTTAACATCAAGACTTATTAGATTTTCCTGCTCGCAAACTGCATCAAATAATTCCTGCGGCATCCTTGTACAAAATGACAGCTCTGTAAAGGCCGTCTTATTGTTCCTTAAAAAGTCACACCACTCCTGTAATACACGCTTTTTCTCTTTTGCACTCTTATATTGAGGTGTAAAGCTATCACCTAACTGTGTGCAGTTTATTATAAGTTCACTCTCACCATTATACTCAGAAACTTCTATTACTGACTTTTTCTGTGGTTCATCTTTATGAAAATAGTCAAATCCATACTCTATTTGTTTTTGGCTTAAAACAGGCATTATTCATTCTCCTAATCTTCATTTTTCTTCGAAATATTCTTCCAAATTAGAATATATCTTCTTATCATCATCCTCGTTATCTCTCAATACCAGCCACTTTTTTTGTTTTTCTTCGTTAACGAAAACAAAATTATGCTCACCATAGTAAGCTTGATAACCTTTATCTTCTAATAACAAGTTTTCTCCTTTTATAAAATCAAAAATATCTTTTTTGATAATATAAGTCTTCCCTATTTCCATCTTCATTATATATCTTCGCTTTCTAATATACTCTCTACATCCAAAAGTTCTCCGTTCACATCCATAATCTGTCCTTTTTCCTCTTCTGTCAAATTCTCTATGAAAATACACCATTCATCAGGATATCCCCCGACAAATTCCATTTTAGGCATATCTCTCTGATTCGGATTTTTAATCCATAAACAGGGTTTATTATTTCCCCAAAATCTGGTTAAAGTTAAGCTTTGACCTTTGTATATTATGTCTATATTTTTCATTTTTAATAACCGTCTCCCTTACAGTTGCACCCCTTTACAGTACATTGGTTATTTTCAGTAAAAAAACTGTCTTTGTTCTTTGCATAATGATGAACATAAATCATATTATTCCTCGAACTCTCCCAATAAATTAATCAGCTTAAATTTCTGTCAATATAAGCTCTTACCATATCCCAAAATCTATCATAATCATTATTTAAGATTTCTCACATTAAAACCTTGATTTTAAGCCATTCTTACATAGATTTGTTATTGTTTTGTTATTGATAAACTACAACTTATCTTAATATAAACAGCAAAAAAAATCAAATTAAAGTGTTTAGTTTTTTTAATCTTTTTGAAAAAACTTTAAAATAAAAAAAGGGGTCAGATACAAGCGTTATTGCCTATATCTGACCTATGTCTTATTTAAGGAGCTTATTCACTACTGTCTGCACCTCCGCAGGCACATATCCAGCCTTGATAAGTTTTTCTTTCCGTTCGGGGTTATTTCCCCATTTACCTGCTATAATCTCGCTAGCAACCTCTTCAATGCTTTTTTTAGCCTTGCCTGCTGCCTTATCAGGCTTTGGCTTTACCGTTGGCTTTCCATCCTCTCTTGGATAGCCTTCCGTAACCACGACCGTATGCCCCTTAGTTCTCGTTACAAGGATATCCCCTGCACAAAGTTTAGTGTCGTTAGCTACTACGACGGCTTTATTAAATGCCCCTGTCTTTTCTAATACAGCAACCTCACTTGAAGTATTGAAGTCGCCTACATTTATACCTGCCTGAACACAGCAAGCTCTTACAAGGGAACTACAATCTGCATTGGTCTTAGCCTTAATTTTTGCTATACTGCCATATATCTTAAGATTGTTGAGAACTCCATATCTATCAGACTGGCTATACCCTATGTTATCGTTATCACACCCTTCACGCATTGCCTGCGCCAACTTATTGGCAACTGCTGCCTCTTTAGGCCGGAGCATATACCAGCCTAAACGATGCTTGTAATATGGCTCTGTGGCGACCTCTCTACTGTTTTGGTCGCCAGCCTTTCCCCAGTTGGCATTCCCTCGTTCGTCAATTCTTGCAGAGCCTACAGTAACCATCATTCTCCCTCCTTTTCATTCTCATTCTTAATGTGGGCGGCATCGGTCAATCCTTCGCCTATAATATACGCTACGAGTGTCCCCATAGCAGATATAATTGCCGCTACTTGTTCGACAGTCATCTTGTCGATATTTAATGCAATCATGATCGTAGTTACAAAACCGATAATAGCCACCCAAAACTTCCTTGAGGTCAATTTTCTCTTCCAATCAATTTTTTCATTCATCTTCATTATCTCCCTTCTTTACCTTTTCTTTTTTAATTGAACTAAGCATCCAAAGTTCGCCTGTGGTAAAAGCGAACCAAGCCCCAACGAGGGCAACAGGTTCGCTTGACGTCTTAAGGAATACATAGAGGACTGCACTTGTGAATGTAATATTCATAAGCACCACAAGCACAATTACCCACTTTGAGAATCCGCCTTTTTTCTTTTTTTCTTTCTTAGTGACTTTCTTTTTACTCATGTATCCTCTTCCACCTCCTCTTCTGAGGCTAACGGTAGTGCCATAAATCGAGCATGCATTCCGTCCATTACACCATTCTCCCAAAGTGAATGGTACTGTTGATACATGTTATCGACGGTCAGTCTGTCACTATAATCAACGTAACCAAGTTTGAAAAACTTTCTGTAAGAATGTAACAAACGCTCTCTTAAGAGAGCCTGTACTCCTCTCTGCAACGCCTTAGTCTGCTCATCGCTGTGCTTTATCCTCCTGATGAGATGAGCCCAAAGGCTCGCTATCAAGGTCGGAATTGAGAATAAAGCTAACCAGTTAAATATTGTCATTTGTCTATCCACCTCCTGTGTTATGTTAATTATCCATTTCAAAAAAATATCCCATATCACCTTTACAGTAATATGGGATATACTGTGCCTTAAGCTTCGTTAACCAGCTCAAGAAGCTTAGGGTCGCCAATTTCTACAATACGAGCCTTTACAGGCTCTTTCAAAAACTTAGGAACTTCCTTGAATTTCTTAAGTTCCGAAATTACCAAATATACATAGAAATCTACCATGTCGCCACCTCCCTTCATAAAAATTTTTATAATAACGCATATGTCATGCATTATTTGCCATAGTAGCCTCATAAAATTCGGCGAGCGCAAGCGCCGTCGAATTAAGATGCTCTTTAAGCTCTTGATTCTTCTCCGATAGGCTTGATATTGCTTTCTTGTTTTCCTCATCTTTTCTATTCAACTCCTCCTTCAGCTCTTCTATTGTCTTGTTTTTTTCGCTAAGCTGAGCTTCTAGTTCGATAATTTGAGCGTTCATGCTGTCTGTCCGCTCTGTGAACTCAGTTACAAATCCTTTCATCGCTACCTCCTTAGTTAATTTCAATATATCTAAATGTCATATTATATGACGTATTAGAACCATTGATTAGCGGCATTGTTTGACATGGTGCATCTAGTCCTAATAAAATATTCTGAAACTCTGTAGTAGGTACCTTTGAAGAGTCATAGCTGAAATTTGAACCATAAAATAACTTATTAAACGACGCAGAGTATGTTGTTCCTCCGACGACAGTCATGTTCATTTTCCACCCTGTGATTATACATCTGTTTACTCCTATATTTTGATATCTATCTCTCCAAATATGTGTAACTGTCTTGCTTAATTTACTGTTGGCTACTGCCGTCATTGCAGTGGGGCTGTTGGCTATTGCCGTCATTGCAGCGGGGCTGTCGGCTATTGCCGTCATTGCAGCGGGGCTGTTGGCTATTGCCGTCATTGTCCTTAAAGTTTTAACAACATCTTTCCTGTCAAGGTCGAATATAGCTATTAAGGCTTCGCCTATATGCTTGTTATTTTTCAGAAAATACTCAAGCGTCTCTCCGTTTATTCGCCTATCATTCATAGATAAATATGTGCATTCATACAACCCATGCAACAGCTCTTTTTGCTGAAAAACATAGCTATCTTCGCCATACATCTTGTAATCCGCCAGGTGCATCTTCACATCAAGCGGTACATTCATAAAGTCACTATTAAGCAGCATAGGAATCGCTTCAATCTGCATATCAATTTACCTCCGTTGTTATTATTTTTTTGCCCTCAAATACAGTCTTGAGCGTCTTTGAAGTGCCGTTCTTGTAAGCGTGTTTTTCAAGGATTGACTTGTCAGCCTTATTGAAGGTTGTAGTAATTACCTCAAGGCTGTTCTCTGTTATGATAGAGCCGTCAACATTGAAGGTTGTAGTAGACGCCCCTTTGCTGTCGGCTATGTACTTAATAGCCTTAGTAAGAGATTGCTTAAGCTCTTCACCCTGTTGCTCCAGCTTTGTTTTTGTCTCTGTATTCTCGCGCTTGAGCTCGTCCTTGATTCTCCCTATTTCGCTTGTGGTAATGAATGCCCCTGGACTTACTTCAAGGGTAATCTTTTCAAAGTTTTCAACCGCAAGGAAGAGCTTTAGATATACCGCGCTTACGGTAGCATTATTATAAGGCGGTATCGAATATCTCCCAGTCTTTTCGATAGCTACCGCATATAGGGCTTCTGTACCGTTCCCAGCTTTTGCGTATATACCTATAGCCTTGATAAAGTAGCCTTCTGTTAGTTCTCGGTTTTCAAAGGCAGCCTCAATCTTGACTTTTCCGCCTGCCTGTACGGCAATGTTGGCTATATGGTTTGTCTGCTTAATGCTTGCCAAATCTGTAAGCCCTGCGATTTCATCCTCTGTGTAAGTCCTATCGGATGTGCTTACCCTTGTAAATTCGATCTTATTCGTGCTTGTTGCGACCTCTGATAGCATCGCTTTACCTCTATTGGTTATTATCAGTTTTGTAAATTCTGCCATCTTGCCTCCTATTCTGTGAGCTCTATATAATCAGTTGTAACCACTCCACCACCTGCGTACATAAAATCCGTTTGGAGGACATTATCAAAGCTGTTAGTGATTAAAAGCACCATATTTGCAGGAAGGATAATATCAAGCATTCTTTCTAATTCCTCTGATTGTAGCTGGTACTCTAAATGCGTGGTTATAATTACCTTGTTAGCCTCATTATTGACTACTAAGGTAAAATTCCCTTTACCGCACAATCTTTCTATACGCTCCTTCAAAGTATTAAAGGTATAAGGGATGTCATCTATCCACGCAGTATATACCTTGATTTGCCGTTCTTCCAAGGAATACTCCTGCATTCCGCTTATACCAAGTAGTGCCTCATACCTTGCTATGCCCTTCTCATTGGTTGAGCCTATAAACTGATTATCAAGCAAGTTATCAGTCTCTATATTCAGCTTCTTAAATTCAGGGTTTTCACTTTCATACAACTGCTTTAATTCACCGTATTTCAACAAAAAAGGCGGTACATAAGACTTGATATCAATATCACGCATTATTTACCACCTCGCCATCTACAGGCACGCTGTATGCGGTCACAACAAGATTTGAGTTCTTGCCGTTGATTGCCGTGCCTTCTATGTCGGATACCCCTTTAATAGCTGTTATCCGTGTATTTAATTGGCTGATTTTAACGGTTATGTTCTCGCTTTCTGCCCAAGCCTTCCTTAATTCTAGCAAGTATCCGCTTACTGCCTTGCTTATATCTGTTTTAAGGCTGTTAAAGTTATAACCGATTTCAAATGTTATTTTAGCCCCGACATTTACAGCCACTTTATCAACGGTTGCAACCGTAACCACATGACCTATTGGAGCTATGCCTGCGCCTGTTCCATCGCGTGATGGATCTAATTCTTTCTGCACCTTCTTAATCAACTCGCTATTAGCTGGATTGAATTCAGAATCTAGAATAACAACCTTTACCGTACCGCCACCGTTCCATATTGGTATTACCTTGGTAGCTCCTACGCCTCCTATGGCATTTGTACGGTTGATATAATCCTGTTTATTGCCTCCATAAGCCTTTGCGTTGAATGTGTCAAAATAACGCTTTCTAAATACTTCCGTATCTTCCTCATCCTCGGCAGGGATTAGAAGCTCTGATATCTCAGCACTGCCCAGCCCCTCGATGTAGCTTATAGGGATTAAAGAGCCTGTCCGTTTATTTCCTGAAATTCCTGTGCTTTCACATTCTAAGCTATATTCGTGGTCTTTTATTTTCTCTTTGACTGTATAAATTAAATCCCCATGTGTGAATCTCTCACCTATGGGGATTTCAATATCAAATACACCTTTTATAACCGCATTAGTAGCAGGGTAAGGGGTAAGCCCCCTTTCTTTAGCCCTGCGGATAAGCATATCCCTTGATGCAGTATCTGCGAAAGTCTCATCTATAATGCTGTCCATATCTACATAGGCTTGTGCTATCTCCAAGGCAGCAGGAGCAATGGCATCATATATTACAGAGCCCTCGCGCTTATCAAGGCTATCGGGGATACGGTTTAGCATTCTCTCCAATATTGCCTCGAAAGTCATATCCTCATACATCAATAGTTCACCTCACTTTCAATATCAACATCTCCCTCGGTTGTCTCCACTGTAAATGCCACTCTAACGATGCCTTTTTCCTCTGTGTTGAATGTAAAATCGATCACATCTGTAATACGCTCATCCTGTGTTAATGCCTCTTTAATTCTATCTTCAAGCTCGGCACATACATAGCGGACATCCTCGCCGTACAGGTCGGATAACTCTATACCGTAATCCCAACTATAGATTGGATAAGTATATCGCTCTGTTCCAAGAGCTTTATATATCGCCTGCCTGATTGCATCCTTGTCATCAACAAAGCCATCTACAATGTTATCCTTGAAGTTCATCCTATAAGTCTTATTTGGCTCTATCTCCTCTTCAAGGTCAACATCCGATATAAAGCTATCAGGTATCATAATCCCACCGCCTTATCAATTATTATGAATCTTTGACCGCCCTGCTCCCTAGCGATTAGGACTATATCCCCAACCTTAAGAGAGTTGTCAACGGTTATCTTCTTTTTGCCTTTTATTTTATGTTTATGCCCCTGTTCTGCCTCTGTCTCTTCCTCAAGCTCAATATCAACAGAATACTTACTTACATTTCTTGTTAATGCAAGAAAAGCCTCATCAAGCACAAGTTTTTGGTCTATCTTTACTCTTAAGGGCTTAGCGCTCTCTACAGTACCGAACATAAAAGCGGTAGGCTTTACATTATCCACTGCGTCAAGTGCTGCCTGTTTAATGACTACAAGCAAGTCGTTTATATCTGCCATACATGCTCCTATTCTATGAAGTCTGCCCCTCTAACTGATAAATCCATAAAGTGCTCATTCTCTGATATCTTATGAGTGCATTTTTCGACAAGCATCATATTTTTGACATTTACATCGCCTAAGTCGATTGTGACACCTATAAGACTGCCAGCCCGTACCTTAAAATCGCCTTTAACATTCTTAAATGACAATCCTTTAGCCTTCCTGTTGTAAAGTGAAAGCAGGGCTTCGGCTTTAGCCTTCCTATTCTCGCCCTTTTTAGCTTTATCATAGTATTGGAGAACACCCCATTCATTGATATGCTTTCCATCTCTAACTACAGAGGTTTCGCGCTTGCCTGTCTTATCATTATCGAATGCAATTTTTATCTGATTGTAGGTGTCTTTATCAATGCTTGAATTATATGTGAAGTCCTCTGCGTTGGTTTCGTCAATCACAAAGTTAACCTCCATATTTTTAAGGCTTTTCAGCGTAATCTTGCCGTACTTGTCAAAAAGAACATACATTTGTTTTTTGTTATCAAGGGTTTCATCAAGAGCGTTATAGATAATGTCAAAAAGCGTTACATTATCCTCTGCCCTCTTTGGTATCTTGTATCCTGTATCCTCAATCTTTCCTACCTGCAATCTAAAGGTTTCAGCAATAAGCTTAACAACCTCGCCAGCAGTTTTATTCGCATAGAACATTGTATCTTTGTTTTTTAGATACCTTAACTGGTCATAGGCTGTTATACTTATGCTCTCGCTCTTATCCCTCTTAATCGAGAAAATAAAGCCGTAGAATACCTTTTTTCCGTCCACCTCAAGCCTTACATGGTTGCCTTCAGAAAACCTATTTGACTCTTTATCCTTAAGAATCTTAAAGGATAATACCCCCGGGCTTCCCCTCCGTTCGGTTTTCCAAGTAATATCATCAAGGACAACAGGGGCATATAATGTGCTTTTGCTGTCTGCAATAATTAAAGTAACCTTCATATATGCCCCCCTTACTTTGGTATGGTCAAAATCTGTCCACTAAAAATCATATTGCCACGCTTTAGCTTGCTTTTATTCGCCTCTTTTATTTTTTTGTACTTAGAGCCATCGCCATAGAACTTCTTAGCAATCAGCCACAAGGAATCGCCCTTTGATACTTTGTAGGACTTTGCCTTGTTATCCGACATAGGGGCATTGTGTGTCTGCCTCTTCTTTTTAGTCTTAATCTTCTTTTTGCCCTTCTTATCAACTTTGAGCTTGATCGTATTAAAAGCGCCAGCCCTATACTGTGTAAGTTTTATTGACACCATAACATCTAAGCCCTGATTAGCTCCCTCTTTAAGGGTGTAATCATCAATTACAACCTTTTCTTTATAGTCGTAGAGGTTTTTACCGTTCGGCTTTGACCTATCGATAATGAAGTTAAAAGGCTTTTTCGCGACCTTTAGCTTTTCAATCTCATCTAAGAAGTACTTAGCATTCTTAAATGAGTTATTTTTATACACCGCAAAGGGATATCTAACATTCGGAAGCATAAACTCAAAGCTTAGCTCCGATAGTTTTGCTCTTTTTATAATCAGAAATTCCCCTTCGTCTATCGAATTTATCTTTTTATTGTTGCCCTTGATGGAATATTGAAAGCTCGCAGGAGCGATAGGAAGTAGCAACTTGCCAAGTCTGAATTCGTAACCCATTATCTATGCACCCCCTCCGCTGCCATGCTAAGTGCTCCTGTGACTTTATCCGTAAGGTCTGATATGAGACCGTCCAAATCGGTACTTGAGGAGATATTGTTGTTGTTTTTCATATCAACCTTAATCTCCGCAGTAGTGAATCTATTTATAACATCTCTTTCAGCAATATCACGGAGATACTGCAAGTCCTCATTAGTGATATCTAAGGAATCAGCAGATTTTTTGGTATTTTTTGCCGTATTGGCAATGTCGTTTGGTACAGAATCATAACCGCTTGGTGCGTGACTGCCTGCCGAATAACCACCAGCACCAAATGCATTTGATGGGTCTGCTCCTCCAGTAGAGCCCTTGAATCCATTTAATGCACCCGATACCTTATCGGATACACCATCGCCCCACTTAGCACCTGCATTAAACGCTTTACCAGCCCATCCGTCACTAAATGCATCGAATGTTGACATGCCTTTATCAAATGCCTGTCCTACATCCTGATATTCTTGTTTGCTTTCTGCGGCTGCCTTAGACTTGGCCGCATAATCATCGGCGGCGTTGCTTATTCCGCTAAAATCGAAATCAACAAAAGGTAACTTGTTAAGCGCCTCGGCTATGCCTGCAACCACTGATAAAGCAGTTGAAAGTAAATTGTAAAACCAAGATTGAATCCCTGCTATAGCATTGTGGAAGGCTGTACCCATGTTCGCGGTTAAGGCATGTATTGCATTACCTATACCAAGTGCAATGTCTGCCACAAGCAACCCAAGGTTTTTAAATGCCTGCATTACTACATTTATACCACCTGCAATAACTCCAAATCCGCTGTTAGCAACGCTTGATGTTTTTGCGATAGAGTTAGCCACTACAAATATGACTGCAACCAGCGCAAGAACCAAGCCTATAATCCAAGTAAGCGGACACGCAAGAAGCGCAGAATTTAATCCGTACTGTGCTGCGGTTGCTGCGAAGGTTGCTCCAGCCTGCATGGCATCTGCGGCAGCTTTTACACCTGCCCTTATCGCACTTATTGTGTTAAGCACATTAGTTATAGCCATTACGGTATTATACGCCACAAGCGCCGTGACTATGCCCATTACAACTGGTTCAATCATTCCCCAATTGTCTGTAACGAAACTGGCTACACTGCCTATTAGGTCAATCAGCCCAATCAAAGCATTCGAGATAAGCCCAACCGCATTGACTGCGTTAGCTGCAAAGGCTTGAAACTGTGGGCTATTGGCTATGCTGTTTATCTTCTCAAGTAAAGGCTGTAACTGCATTATGGCGGCGTTTGACATAGTAGTCCAAACCTGCCCCCAAGTCATAGGCATTTGCTCAAACTTAGCATTTATATTGTCAGCGTCTGCAAATATTGCATTTTTAACAATTGAAGCTGATAGTTTGCCTTCTTGTGCCATTTCTCGTATTTTACCAATCGGCACATTCATATAATCCGCAACTGACTGAATGAGGTTTGGAGCCTGCTCAAATATCGAATTCAATTCATCGCCACGCAATACGCCCGAGCCTAATGCCTGTGATAACTGGAGCATGGCATTGGACGCCTCCTGTGTTCCAGCACCTGCAATTGTCATTTGCTTTTGTACAAGGTTCGCAAAGTCCACTACTTCCCTAGAGCTACTAAATGCATCTTTTGCATTATTTCCAAACCTTGCCACTACATCGGCCATATCCGTTAGAGAACCCCTTGCATTCTGTGCAGACTGATACACCATATTTAACAGTTCGGGAGTAGTCTGAACCTTATCATTCATCATATCTAAGCGTGCAGTTGTAAGGGTTAATTCATCCGACATATCTACAAGTTTGTTAACACCCATATATGCAGATGCAAGAGCCATTGCTTTAGCCACAAGGCCACCCATTGCAGAAGTGCCACCGTTTACAGTATTATTAAAGCTTTGCTGTTCTGCCTCTGCTCCATTTATGCTATTGCTCACTGTATTTATCTGATTTGACAATACCTCTGCCTGATGTCTTGCTTCCTCTATCACAGATGGCTCAAATCCGCTATCCATTGCGCTTTCTACATTGTTGATGTGATTGATTAAGTTCTCAGTAGAGGCAATCATTCTTTGCATCGGGCCGCTTAAGGCGTCAACCAAATTTATCCTTGCGTTTATTCCTGCCATTACTTTTTACCCTTTCTCTCGATTCTTTCTGTCTCTTTGCGTTCTTTTCCCGCTTTCAAGGTTACAGAAGCAATGACAAAGGCTTTGTCCTCTTCTTCAAGCTCTAAAAACTGAGAGGGCAGCATGTGGAGTTTATGCAAACAGTAATGTGCAACCCCTGCCATGCTGTCCTCTTTAATTAGTTTTTTGCCTCTTCCACCTTATCATTTAAGCTCTTATCGAGACCGCTCATGTTCTGAATCTTTTCGAGAAATTCGTTGAACTCTGTAGGGTCATCAATCATTTCAAAGATAAGCTCCTCAGGTGTCATAACACCGTATGAATCCTGTAGAGCCTTATTGTTCAAGTCAGGGTATACAACCGCAGCACTTGCAAGTTTTCCTAAATACTCATTGGTGTTTAGCTTACTTCTGTACATGCCAGTCTTACCCCTAACTGGTACTTCTGTGGTGCAGTCCTCTCTTATTGCGTTAGCCTCTTTAGTGGTTAAGTGCCTAACCTCCCACTCAACAGGCTGACCGTTTTCATCTATAAAGTTGCTTGTTGCTGCAATGAACTGATTTTCTCTCTTTACCTTGTTAGCTTTCATGAACATTTCAAAATTACTCATTATCATTATCTCCATTTCTTTTACATATAGTGGGGTACGCAGTATCTGAGTACCCCATGATCAAAAAGTTATTTATGCCATACCCGGAAGGAGCTTGAACTTTTCAGGGATTTTAAAATCCTCAAAGGTGAAGTCCAAGTCTTCATCGAGATTTTCGCCATCTGCGTCAAACTTAGCAAGCGCACAGCCATCGATATTACAGCCAAGTAAAACTACCGTCTGCCTTCCTGCATTTGACGTTGGGTCTTCGTTGGTTATCTGAATTTCAAAATATGTATCTTCTCCAGTGTCCTTAAACTTCTCTACAATCTCCCTGAACATACTTGAGTTGTAGTGAAATGTTGCCGAACCTGTACCCTTCCAGCCAGTCGCCTTATTACCAGCGCCCATCTGTCCTAATATTGGCACTTCGGTCTTTGTTTTCTCAAACTTTGCCTCAAGGTTGATGGCATTCATTAGGTTGAATCTGCTCCCATTAATTGTGACAAATACCTTTGCCATCTTTGCCGACAAGGTATCGGAGGCTTTCATTGTGATATTTTCTGCCATTTGTTATCTCCCTTCTAATAATCTATGCCACGGTTACAAACATGTAGAGCTGAGCCATTGCATTTACTACAGTAACCTTATCAGCAACAACTACACCCTTCTTGCTGTCGCCCTGCCCTACAGTCACATCTTTATCACTAAAGTTCTCAATAGCCCTAATCTTCTGTAATTCCTCATGGTGCTTTACTATGTCAGCCCAAAGGCTTACCCTTCCATCTGCATCATTTGGAATGTTGCCAAGGTATTTAGAGTTAAAGAGTACAGCAATATCATTGGCTATCTGATCAATTACTCGTATGGTCTGATTCTCTTTGAATATCTCGCCCTTGGTGTCGCTTACGGTTACAAGTGAGTTAATATCAGATAATACCCTGATTTCATCTCCAACTTTATGAAGTACAAACTCTCCTGCTTTAATCGCTGCCTTAAGCTCGGACTGTGAGAAGTCCGCATTTACTTCGTATTCGCCATCGTATTTACGGTTCAGGCAGGACTTATTTACTGCACACCCTGCCTGTAAGCCTGTAACCCAGTAAATGATGTCAGCTCCCTCGCCCTTAACTGTATTCTTAACATTGATTATGCCTTCAAAGTCTGCCGCCTTCTTGTGGAGTACCGTCTGAAACTTGATACCCTCTTCGTCTCTTAACCTCTTCACAAAGTTGGCATAGAGGGTTTTGACCGCCTCATCTGTAGTTACTACACCCATAGCGTTAAAGCTGTAGCTTTCTATTCTTTCAAGATACTTTTGATGATTGGCTGCAGTCACACTTCCATTTGTACCGCCTGTCAATGCAAGCCCTGCATTTACTGCCAAGGTCGCGCCCTTTTTCCACTCTACGAAGGCATTATCCCTAAGGTCTGCCATCTTTGATACTGTCTGCGCGTCAACCTTATCATTATCAAGGTAAAGAGCCACATCAAAGTTTGATGGCACATCTGCATTTGCCTTAACAACCACCTTAAGGGCATTACCCCTCTCACCGCTGTACTTAGCAGTTGCAAATGTATTTGATGCCTTTTCGCCCTTATTTAACTTGTAAGCGAAAAGGGTTTTCGCGTTAAGGAATAAATCCCTTAATCCCTTTAGCTTATCGCTCGCATACTCATAGCCGAATATATCACGGCTGTTCTTTTGAAAGTCTGAGGCTGTAACCTCAAACACTTCTTCATCTTTGCCCCAGTCAAGCACAAGGGGCATTGTAGCGATTCCCCTGTCTGATAAGGTTGCGCTTGCCTTTGCAGCAGATACATAGTTTATATATGAGCCCGGTAATACTTTGTTCTGTGTAAGAAAATTTCCACCGCCTAATGCCATTTACTGCACCTCTCTTTCTAAAAATTCATCTATCTTACTGTCAACCTCTGCCAATGTAAGCAAGTCCTCGGGGCTTACCACAATCGGCAGTATGTCTTTATAGCCTGCATACTTATCAGCCTGTAGAAGCGAATCAAGGTCATATACAGGACTATCATCATCTTTTTTTGTTTTAGCCATTTTCTACCTCCGTTTTAGCTTGTAGTTTCTCCATAGCTTCCTCTTTTGCCATACTCTTATACACAAAGTAGTCATAATTTACCAAGAAGCTAAGTACACCATCGCTTATAGTGCTTTCCATCTTTGTACCGCGTGTGAGCTCACCCTTTACCTCGATAGTTTCAAGGATATCCGAAAGAGTTTCGCTAACATCCACCAGTTCCCTGTTGGCGTTTTCCTCGTCAGGGAAATAGTTGACCTCATATCTCCCCTTATGTTGGAATTTGTCGCCAAGGTACCGCCCTTCGTTTGGATTCGTACAGGTAACAAAAAAACAGGGTGGAGTAAATCCCTGTTTTACCTGTTCCGTATATATTTCCCTGTCTGCAAATGCCTGTGATATAGTCAGGCATATCGCATCTACTACATCATTAAACATTCATCCACTCCTTTAAAAAAGCATTTAATTTGCTTTCAACAATCTTGTACTTAGAATCTTCAAGCTCATTTACTGAATCTGATAGCATGTGCCTGCCTTTTACCCACGAAACTACCGCGGTTTTTCCAAGTGCAGGAATGAATCGCCCAGGTGTCTGCCTATGCCCATGCTCTACATAACTGGCATAATCTAAAGGGTTTTCCACCTTTATAGTGTAGTTGTATCCTGTACCTTCTGCGCTTGTTACCCTCCAGCTCCTGCGGAGGTGTCCGCCTGAATAGCCACTCCAATAGGTTTTCATCATATTTTCGTATGCAGCGCCCTCCTTGGTTAAGAAGGTCTTAGACTTTCCACTCTTGCCCTCAACCTTTGCTGTCTTTTCACCTTTGAAAGTCGGCTTTTTCCCTACAGGCGTACGCCTTATAACCTTACGCAGTAACCTTTGACCTAGCTCGTTGGTGCATTGCCTTAAAAATTCAGGTGTAGCCTCTTTCATGCCCTCGATATTAGCTAATAATTTAGACAGTTCCGAAGTGTCAACGCTTCCATTCCTACCCATTATGACCACCCCTTAAATAGTTCTAGCCCTAACTCGCTATGTGTGGCATATTTTGACAATACACCACTGTTTTTATAAGCAGTTGCCTCACCCTGCCTTGTAATAACAAGTTTTGAGCCGTCCTTAATGTTTATACCGTTTGGAATAAAGAGCTTTATACTCTGTACAGGAGTGGAGCTTTTAGCCCCTTCAACTGTCTGATTCACGGTCTTAAATGAGATTCTGCAAGGGATATCAGCAAGTACAAGCCTCTCTTTGTGTGCTGTAGAGCCATTAGCCTGCTTTTCTTTGACATACTCATAAATATCGCATTTATCCTCAAAGAGTGATCCAAGATTCTTCTTCGCCTTTTCCCTTGCCCATTCCAGCCTTGTAATGTTTACCATCTTAGCCTCCTGTAGCAGGCAAATTCTGACCTTCTGCCATTGATGAGCAAATCAATCATTATATCAAGCTTCTGTTCATCCGACTTATTGCCATCTGTCGCAAATGATACCCTTGTATCGCCCTCTGAAAGCTCTTTAACGGCACTATCAAATGACAGCCCTATACTACTTAGGCTTGATGGGTTAAAGGTCTTTAATGCAAGGAAAAACTCGCCTACAGCCATATCTACAACTATAGTCTCTAAGCCTTCGGGCACCTCGGGCACATTGCAATCATTCTTGCATATATCCGATGCCTTTTTAAGGGCAAAGGCAAGTGCTGCCTCATTTTCAGAAACAGCACTATAGCCGAAGCCTTCAAGCCTCTTTTTAACATCCTCTACAGTAATCATATCTGCCTACTTTCCTGCTTTTTTCTTTGCCTTTTTGCTTTCAGGAGCTTCATCAACCGCTTCTTCTGTTGCCTCGTTAGCTTCAACCGTATCTTCAACAGGCTCAATCTCTGTGGCTGATTCAACTGTATCTTCAACTACATCATGATCGTTGTCTAAGTTGTGATATCGTCTTAACATCATATTGATGTACCTCCTTACTCTTCTTAGTCCTTCTTAAAGGTAGCAAGCACTACCTTACTATCGTTTGAGAGTACTACGGTGTAATGCTCATCCGCAGATACTACAGTAGTCTTTTTAAGGATATCTCTGTCATCCTCAAGCATTACATCCCTCTTAAGGTAGATTGTAAGAGCTGGCGCGGTTGTGCTGAATCCGTCTGCATCGTTTGCCTCGTTTGTGTCCTTAAGGTCAACGACAACGATAGGATTGTCATAGCCTGTACCGCCTGCGTTAAGTTTTACCTTTTTGGACTTAACCACCTTGCATCCTGCAATACTTCCAATCATTCCCGACATAACAACTCCGTTAGTAATAGGGTACTTATTGATGTCAAGGAACTGTGGGTCTTTTCTAAGCTGTGTAATCTGCTTAGGATGCACGAAGATAAGCATATCTATAGCCTCATCATTCTCGTCCTCGAATAAATCTACAGCACTTACAACGCCATCATAAGAGATAGCCTTTGCAACACCGTTATACTTTAGCTTTGCCTTGTTTAAAGCATCGAGGCAGTCATTATCCACCTTATCTGCGATAGACATTGCAAGCTGTCCTGTAGCCTCTCCCACTGGGTCGCCGTATCCTGAAAGTACGGATTCATCTGTAAGCTCTACAGCCTTACCTGCCTTTTTTACAGTTGCCTTTGTACTGCTTGCAGTAAGTACGGTTGTACCCATTGCAACACCTTCAGCCACATCTTCAGCAGCTCCGATGTACTCAAATTTAGGTACTGTGATAGTATCCCCTGGCTGTCCTGCAAGAGTTCTGTCAATCTTTGCGATAGGGGAAAATTTAATCTTCTTTGGAAGGGTAGCACTAATCATAGGTGCCATCACTTCCGCCTTTACAAGGTTGGTTAATTTGGTCATTCCTGTTGCCATTCTTTGTCCTCACTTTCTTTAATTCTCGCCCATAAGCGAGTTGTAGGTTGTTGGGTCATTGTTAAATAATTCAAGCCTATCCCTGTAACCCATCTTGTTAAACTGTTCTCTAGTTATGCCAGTTGCAGTTGCTTTCGGACTGCTTGCAGGTGTTGCCCCCTTTGGTGTCTGAGGCACTGCCTCGATATCAAATAAGAATTTGCTATCGTCTGCCTTTGTCAGAGCCTCTATCTGCTCTTTTAAGCCCTTAACCGTTCCATCTTCAAGTAATTCAGCCTTATCAAGGTCTTTAAGTAATGCCTTAACTGCAGTTAGGTTTTTAGCCTTTGCCCCTGTAAGAGCTGCTTCAACTGCACTATTTACCTTTAGATTTCTGATTTCAGCCTTGTACTGTTCATCCTTGGCTTTATTGTCCTTCTGCAAGGTTTCAATCTGTGACTTTAGCCCTTCCAAATCTTCCTTGGAGTTCTTAAGGTCATTGAGCTGTTTATCCCTGTCCTTAATCTGTTCTTTTAGGGTTTCAGCCTCTTTCTCTGCATCGGTTAGCTTTGTCTTAACCTTTTCGATATCATTGCCATTGATTCCCATAATGCTGTCAATCTGCTCTTTGGTTAGTCCTAATGCTTCAAGTTCTGCTCTTGTCATATCTTCCATCCTTTCTTTTACGCTTTTTTACGAGTTCGCTCTCACTATGATTAGTTGGTTTACTCGGTTATACGCTTGTCAGTCCGCATAAAAAAAGCGTCCTACATTCCTGTAAAACGCTTGTAAACTTATTAAATTGTTTCATCAAAAAAGCACCCTGTTATAGGTGCTTATTGTCTATCTTCGAAATATTCAACCCATTCAGGGTTTTCCTTGTCAAAGACTTCTTTTTGTTCTGGAGTTAGGTTGTGTGGATAATCAGCAAACATGTTATATTCTGTTTTTTTATCAAAACTAAATATCCATTCGCCTACTGTTTCAGTTTCTTTCCACCAAATCTTATCCGTTTCTTCGTTTTTATACCAATCATTTAACATCGCCCAACGCCCCCTTCATCTGACTATCTAGCGCAGTGTTAATATAACCTAATAGTTGTTCAAATTCCTTGTTCCCACTAAATGATTCGACATCCATCACAACAACTGGCTTCTCAAATATCCTGCCAAATGCTTTGTCAACTGTTTTACGACACCCAAATCGTTTATTTAGTGTTGCTGCTATTGAGCCGTATTTATCAAATGGCATCCAGCCATTTTGCTTTTTTGATTGAAGCTCCAAATATTCTAGTCCGCTTTCAAGCCTTCTTACAATAGCCGCATGCTTCCCTGTCGCGATATAATACTCTTTATTTAAAATAAGATTATCCAAAACTCCTATCGTCCCCGATATTTGTTGCTTTACCATCGTTATAGAGCCCTCTACCCCTGGCAATTCAAGTATTTTCTTGTAATATAAAGAAAATATATATTGACTTTCTCCGCCTCTGAAATCCACAACATCAAGACCATTCCGATTTCCTATATATGCGAGTGCTAATGAAGAGCATGACCCTTTCGTCATATCCCCACCTGCTATTTTTTTAATTATTTCAGCAGATGATAGTTTTTCTTTCAGCTTTTGCACTTCCCTATATTCGACATTATTGGCTTCACAGTCGTCTTTAATGATCTGCGCTGCTTCGCTTAATTCTAGTTTATCACTTTTCTTAGCATCTTTCAAATTATTTTCCTTTACATATTTCTTTTTCCACTCCTCATACTTCATATCAGCAGGCACGTGATAAACCTCGCCTTCTTCGTTTCTTGCCGACCTGATATCTTTTTCGGTAAACTCGTCATCGAAATATGGGCAGGTGCAAGTCCTGCAATATGGATGGAACGGAGGGGCTGTCACTCCTGCCTTATACTCGCTCATAGGGAAATGCTTGCCGTCCATCTCCCTGCATATTTTTGATGTAGAATTATCAAGAGTTGCCACTATTTCGTATTCTTCCACCCCTAGCATGTTAAAGCTGTCTTGCTGTCCTTTGCTGCCGAAATACGCCGCCTCTGTCATTGCCAGCCTTCCAGCCGCATGCTTTGCATTACCGAATGAATTATCAACATACTTAAGCATTCTATCTATTGCCTTGGTTGGATGCTCACCTAAAAGCGTAGTTCTTAGAAGCTCCCTGTGGAGTTCATCAACCATCTGTGATTTGCGCGTCCATATACGGCTTGAGAAGTTCTTACCATCAGGACACCAAGGCTTTTTTATAATCTCGTCAATGGCAGAATCATCTAAAACGCCAACATTCCAGCCAAGCCCTAACCCCTTTTGAATCTCGTAGGCTGTACGGTAATAACCGCGCATATAGGCATCCCTTGCAAAGTTATCAATTGAATCTACTTCATTGCCGAATGCCTCTTCTGCCTTCTGTTGCACTCGGAGCTTTAAGGCCTCAAGCCTGTTTATGTGCCATCTTCCCGAAGCATTTTCAAGCTCTTTTATCCACTTGCCGTTTATATTATTCTCTTCACCGTGCTTGATATAATCCGCTAAATCCCATTTGAACTCTTCAAGCTCTCGGTTAGTAAGCATCTGCCTTGCTTTCGAGATTGAAACTCCGTTATTGTCAGCTATACGCGAATACCACTTTTCTATTTCGCTCTGTATGCCGTTTTCTGCCATTCTGAAAGCCTTATCAATGTCAGCCTTAACATTTATACCCTGCGTGTTATTTAAGCCCTCAATGAGCATATAACGCTTTTGCCAGTATTCTTTACTTTTCATCTTCTCCATCTCCTGCGGTTGGAGTAAAGGCATTCTCATAGTCCTCGGTTGATGCCTGCTTTTCAAGCTCTATCTGCTTGAGCTCTACCTCAACGTTTGAAGTATAAGGGTGCATAGCTACACAGGTCTTTTGGCTGAGTAAACCAACACTATTGTTTATATCCGCTATTACCTGTGATTCGTTTACCATCATATCTCTGTTAAAGATAATCTCAACCGCCTCACCCTCAAAGTTGCCCTTGTTGGTCTGAGCAAAATATGCATTTATGAACCATAGCAAATCTTCAAAGGCTGCCTGATATTCTGTCTCCATTTCGTTTGCGTCAAGGTCAATGTTGGAATATACCGCCTTAATCGACATTTCATTCGGTGAGCCTGAACTCTTAAGCTCTTCGATGTCATAGCCTTTACAGTTAAGCACAACCGCTTTTCTAAGCTCTGCAAGTATTGCCTTGTAATTCTCTGCATTTACCTCTATTTCAAGTTTTTCTATGCCACCGTCTGCACCGTCTACCGTCCTAACCTTTACCGCCTTATATGCTGCAAGGTTCTGTCTGAATGTACCCAAGTCCTGCCCATCGTAGTTCTTTATAATCAAGATAGTATTACCGCTTGCGTTCTCTTCCATTCCATCAGCAAAGCTAGATATAATCTGATTGACACCATCCTGCAAACTCTTACACTTTTTAATAAGAGGAATACTAGCCCCATTGCTCCTAAAAGGGATAAGCGGTACTTTTTCCCAGTTGTATGGCATCATATCCCCATCGAGCTGTGGCATTTCAAAGTAATAGGTCTGATAGTCTTTTATAAGCCTGCCGTTTATGTACCTAAACTTGTAAATGCCTTCCTTTGCGTAAAGCTCTACAAAGGTGGTGATTGTCTCCCTTTCTCCCTCGTATGTAGGAATGTCATACACTCTAAGGGCAAAATCAAGCTCTTCTTCGGTTTCGTCCTTCCAAAATGGTAATACTTCATATGGCTTAAATCTCTTCATCTTAAAGTTGCCCTGCTCATCATAGTAAGGATATAGCCAACTTATACCACCGTTGTAGCTGTCACGCCCTATATTCTTGATAAGGCGCATAAAACGCTTATTAAATACCTCTCTTAACAGCTTAGCATAAGCGTCATTATCGGTATTAAAGGTTATAGGCTTTGCGAGCAAGTAGCTTACCTTCTGCTGTACCATTTCAGCGTAACGGTTATCAATGTATTTATTGTTAGGGAGCTTAGTATCCTCTATTAGACTGCCATTCTCTCCTATAACCATCCTGCGCTTGCCTAATATGTCATGCTCGTAATTAAAATAGCGCTCCCCTGTTATCATCAACTTGCGTTCTTTAGAATTTAAGAACTTTGTCAGTTCTTTCTCCAAGAATTCGATATCGCTTATTTTACTCGATGCGCCTATGTTGATAATCTCATTTATGCGCCTTGTCTCCATACCAAAATCAAACATTTAACACCTCTTTAATCAAAACTAAATGTATCAGCCACTAATGCCTTAGAAGCTCCATACCTCATCGCGTCCATTCCGTGTGAGAAGTCATGGTCGGGCTTATCGGTCGGCTTTCCGTTCTTATCCTTTAGCCAACAATAGTTAAGTATTTCGCCCTTAAATTCAGGGCAATTTACATCGTGCACTACAATCTCATAATTCTGTATAAGCTGTATGCCGTGGTTAACGCTGTCTTTACCCTTCCTTGATGCTTCTGCGTTTATACCCTCTTCCTGCAATTCTGCTATTGACTTAGGTTCTGCACTATCGCATATAATCCTTTGACCGCCGTAGCCTTTATCTTTTATCGCCTGTGCTATAATCTTGTTAGTTACTCCAGTCTTATACCACTCATCGAATACATATATCTTCTTAGCTGTATTATCAATCAGCATACACACGAAGGCGTTAGGGTCGGTAAATCCAAAGTCCAGCCCGAAGGCTGCCTTGATTCCATTGATAGCCCTAATCTTATCTATGTCAAATATTTCAAATCTGACCTTCTCATAGATTAAGCCCTCCGCAATACCCCACTCCCCATCGCCTTCAATTCTGTATCTGCGTGGGTTGTTTACCTTCATCTTCAAAAAAAGATTGCGGTCTGAGGTATCTAGCCACTCATTACACTCCCAAGTGGTTGTTTTGGTGAATATATCATCATCGGTTACATCAAAAAACCTTGCCTTAAGCCAGCTTGTAGCACTCCAAGGGTTGAATGTGATCGTAATCTGTTTAAAATATCCCTCGGGCACTTCACCACGGATAGACATATCGAGCTTGTCAAAATCAGCCTCGTTAGTTATCTCGAAGGCTTCTTCAATCCATACCCAGCATAGTACACCTTTATCAACCGATATAGATGTGACCTTTTGACCGTCATCAAGCCCACGGAATAATATCTTTTGGCCTGTGGACTTCCTAATAATCTGCATAGGTGATACAGTGCTTTCAAAGTAATCATCAAGCCCGAACTTATGTATTGCCCAGTTCAAATCACTAAATACGCTATTGCGTAGCGTGTCCTTGTACCTCCGTACTACTAACCCATTTGATAAGGGGTATTTTATTAGCCTAAAAATCATCTCTAATGCTGTAGTCTTTGACTTCTTAGAGCCTCGGCTACCCTTGCATACTCTATAACGCTTCTTGCAGTTCCAATAGTCGTTGTATCCTTTGCCTACTAATTCTTTAAGCGATAGTTTCAATCCCCATCACTCTCCAACTCGCCTATATCATCGATAATCTCGATAGCTTCAACATTTACATTAAGTTTGTCGTTAAACAATCCTAAATGCCTTGACAGCATCTCAAGTGCCTTAGTCTTATCGGTTAGCTTAATCTCGATGCCATTTGCCCCTTCCTTTATAGAGGCTATAGCCTTCTTCTGTTCCTCTGTTAGCTCCGCTGTAGGCTTAATCTTTACACTTCCATCATCGTCTACCTCTACATAGTCGGTAGCCTTTGCAAATGCTATGGCTGAAAGCTCTGCTAGTACCCTGTCTTGTGTTATGCCTGTTCGCTTCCCCCTGTCCTCCATAGCTTTGGCAATTTCAACTTGAATCTTAGCATTGCTTAGCAGTCTTGATGCCTGTGGCTCTGCCCCTTTAGGAGAGTAGCCTGCACGGATTGCCGCCTGCTTAGCGTTCAAGTCGATAATATATTCGCTTACAAATCTTTTTTGTTTTTCGTTTAGCATTTACTCTCCTTTCCGGCTTAAGCCTGTTCTTGAGATTTAAAACAAAAAGAACCGAGAAGGAGGAAACTCGGCTCTTGATGTTATTTCAATGATACTATTATACCACATCTTAATCAGACATGTTGTGGCATTTTGTGGCATCTTTCAAAATCTTTTAAGGCTTTTGCATGTAACCGTCTAATATGGTCATAGCTATAGCAGAGTTCTACGGCTATACTTTCAAAGCTCATATATCGTACATACCGCATATAGAGGATTTTAATACACCTTGTATCGGACAACGCTTGTATCCGTGATATGATAATATTCTTCTTATCCACAAATTCATCAATCATAGCATTGACTTTTTCCTGCAACTCCACACATTTAATGACCGTATTTTCCAAGCTATCCCCCCTTGGGCTTGTTTGCACTTTTTCAGACAGGTTACAGCCTCTTAGCCCATACATTGCTTTAAGGCTGGACAGTTCTTCCAGCCTTTGGTTTAAGTTTTCTTCAAGTCTTTGAATCTCTTGTAGATATCGTTTTGCCCACATTGGCATCACCTTCCTTTGCTGTGGTTAAAATTTCTTTTTAGCTTTCCTCTTTGCCTCTTTCTCTTTCAATGCCTCAACTATATCCTCTCCCCGCACTCCATTTAATTCTGTGTGCGAAATAAGGTAATCGAAATATTCAGACCTAAAGAAGCTCTCTGTGGAGCTGTTTACATATAGCCCCTTGCCTTGGAATCTTACCCTTCCCCTTAATTCGGTTCTGTAGTCATCCACGGCGCATTTGATAATGGCATATATAAGCCCATCAGTGTTATGTATCTCAGTGTTTTTTGTTATCATGCTTCTACCTCTTTATACAGGCTTGCTTAACCCTTGATTAGGCCTTAATTAAAGCCTTGGATAAACAAGCCTGTGATATATGGTTCTAGTTAAATGGTAGCTCACTACCTATGCCATCAGGTATATTCATAAAACCATCGGCATCAGGCACTCCCATTTGTGGCTGTGCTCCTCCATCATTGCCCGCATTGCCATTTCCTGCATTACTCTGTGAGCTTGCCTTGCTTTCTGCGAACTCTATTTCTTCCACCATAATCTGTACACTGTAGACCTTCTGACCTTCTTTATTGGTGTAGTTATCATTCTGAATGCGTCCAGTAACTACTATCTTGGTACCCTGCTTAAGATACTTCTCTACAAATTCCCCTTGCTTACCGAATGCGGTACAGTTAAAGAAGTCGGCGGTTACTGTATCGCCCTGCTTCTTGAAGCGTCTATCAACTGCAAGAGAGAACCTTGCTATAGCCATGTTGCTATCGGATTGTGAATATCTAATCTCAGGGTCTCTTGTAAGCCTACCCATCAATATTGCTTTATTCATACTTAGTTACCTCCTTACCTTCAATAAAAGCCTGCACTTTTGCTAGACACTCAGGGCATAGGTCATAGGCATCATTACAAAAGTATTCCCCTTCATCGTTAGCCAATACAAATGCAACCGAATTAGCATCAGATAAGTTCCCATAGCCATCTATTCCCTCATAAAGTTCGTACAGTTTCCCACATTTATCACACTTTTTTGCTAACATATTTATCCTCCTAATATTCCTTTGGTTTTTCTATTGAAACAGTTACCGGCATTCTCCATTCAGATTTTGCATCATCGATTATCATTTGGACAAAAGACTGCGCCATGTCATTCTTCAATTTCCGCTTCCCAATAGCCTTTTTAATCTCAGTTTTGAAGGTTTCTCTGTTCTCGTCTACAACCTCAGCCATCGCCTCTCTAACTACATTCTCAACGGTCTTCTCTGCAAGATAATCGAGATATGGTTTTGCCCTGTAACTATCCTTTTTACATGGATTTCCTCTTTCATCAACATAGCTATCTATCGTATTATCAATAGCCTTCTTAATTATTTCATCTCTATTCCCAAGCGCAGATACGATAGCCGCCTTGACAATTCTATTAACTTCTCCCTCAATATACTGAGCATCTATACTAAAGGATGCTGTCATTTTTTCTTTATTCATGTTTATTCCTCCTCAAATTGTATTAAATCCTCTTTTACCTCTGTAAGCTCCTTCACTATAGAGCTATAGGTATTAAGGTTGTTAAGGTATACCTTGCAGTTATTTTCTAACAGCCTGATTATATCTACTAGCTCCTTCTTCGGCAGATTCATCAAGGTGCTGTCACTCAATGTACTTTGTCCGTCTCCTATCATATATCCCTCCTGTATAGCTTTGCTGTGAGGTTGTAAAGACCGTTAAGATATTCGTGCAAATCATCAAAATAGCTATGTTTTATAGATGTGCTTATATCGTTTATGTAGTTCTCCATTTCAATAATAAAGTCAGTAAGGTTGTTTACATCTATCTTCCTTAGATTATAGCCCTTATTGAACCCCTCACTTCTAGCCTTTTCCACTCTGTTCTCAACATAGGCTACTAGCTCCTTGTCTGACATCGATCTCATTTTATTAGCTTTTTCTTTGATTTTATCCGCCATCTTTCCTCCTCCACAATCTTGTTTAGTTCTTTGAGTCAGAGCCTCAAATTCCTCTTTGAATATAGCTATTCGCTCCTTTGGGCCTGTAATATCAAGGTGCCGACCATCTGCCCAAGCCTTAACGAATGCTTTTACATCAATATCTTCTGCATTATTAGATTGCATTCTGTGCCTCCATTAATATTCAATATCTAACCCTCCATGTTCATTTAACCAGTCAATGACCTCTTTATAACCTAGCCCACCTTTGTCTCTAGTCCTCATAATATAGGCATATAGTTTAGGATGCGTTTCTTTTAGTCTTAAAAACCGCCCTTCGCCCTTCTTTTCCATATGACAGCCAAACCCACAGAATACACATCCTGTTCGCTTACAACCTGTAGTTTTAAGCAGTGCTAAATCCTTGTTAAGCAAATCTTTATCCTCGTCATTAGAGTCACCGGATTTACCCGTAGCGTCTACAATGTCTCCGTAAACTGTGCAGATGCGGATACTATACTCTTTAATAAATAGGAGCACATCCTGCTCTGTCCAAAAGCTCATAGGATTGCTTATGAGCTTTTTAGCATCAAACGCATTGCACCCGCTTTTTAGCCACTGGATTGTCCTTCTTCGGCTCTCTGATGCCATTTGCCCTGTGATTGGCACTCTTCCCGTTTCTTTTTGATAGGCTTTAATTGGGGCTTTTTTCATAACCTCACAACATCTACTTGATATTTCAAAAGGAGCATCCAGCATAAATTTATATTTGCTGTAGTTAAACGCTGACGGCTTCCCGTTCTTTTGCTTGGCAATACCCATAAGCTGTTTATAACGCTCTGTTTTCTCCTTGGTTTCTCCCGTTATGTACTTTTTTGCGTAAAATATATTTTCAGCAATATCTTTTCCGATAAGCGGATAGCCATAATCCTCAATAACTCGTTTAAAGTTCTTTTTAGGCTTTAACCACACTACATTATCAAAAGTCTTAACAAACTCCCTTATCTCAGGGTATTCGAGTCCTGTATCAACAAATACAGCTGGGATGTTAGGGTATAGCCCCCTTACAATATGCAGCAATACTGTACTGTCTTTTCCGCCTGAGAAGCTGATATAAACTCCATCCTCGCCAAATTCAGTAACCCAGTCTCTTATCCGTTCTTCTGTAAGCATAATCTTGTACTTTAATGGCAAGGCTTGCAGCTCTTGAAGTTCTTTTATTGAATGATTCACTTTAACCCTCCAAATCTTTCTCTTTCACAAATAGCCCATTCACTAATTTGCCCTTCCTGTCTTTGATTTCACCGTATGCTGCCTTGATACAGTCGTTTATATCAAGCCCCAACTGCATACAGAGGATTACGAGGACAACATACACATCTCCTATGCTGTCAATTATTAGCTCCCTCTTATCTTTGTTTATACCTGTAGCAAGTTCCCCTGCTTCTTCAAGTAGCTTTACCATCTGAGATTTAACGTCACCTGATACAACATTTCGATCTATTGCCCACTTCTTTATAAGCTCCGTTATATCTTCCTTCCCTGTCTCCTCTGAGGTCTTATCTTCATCTAACACTTCAACCAGAGTATCGTCTGATAATTTACAAAGCGGGCGAACGCCACGCATGTCCTCTGCATATTCATCCCATATTATTCCGTCTGAATCCACAAACAATACGGTGTCTACGTAGTCAGAGACGTAAGACTTTGGAGTTGCTAACCACCAATCATTATTTATAGGCTCAAGCAGATGTCTGTTTTTACGATATAAATCAGCCGTTAGTAGCCCTAGTTGCACATTGTGGGGCTCATATTTTTTCGTACCGTCATCAGCGGTTAAGTCTAATGGAAAATAATCAAAATTCGTCAAAGTTGCTCCGTTTTTCCAAAACTTATTTGCGAATTCTCCAGTAAGATAAGGCAGAATCTCGCTTTGCATAAAATCGTTGTTGCAGCTTGCATTAAATTCTTTATCTGTAACTTTATCTTTTGTTATAGCAAATCCATCTTCCAGTTTTATCCACTCATAACCACCAAATCCAAATATCTCACCCGGCTTAATCTCTTTTAGTTTCTTCTGCATATTATTCTCCCTTCATTCTATCCCGATTTGCCGACCTAAACATCATTAGCAACATTTCAGACACCGACCTTTGCCTGTTCATTCGCCTAGCTTGTTTAACAGATTCAAGACTACCGCCTGTAGGACAATACACTCCTACTCCGAACGGAATTTCAGCGGATACCTTCTGATATACTTCGCTTGGCATTACGTAGTAGTTATAATCTCCGATAAAATTATGCCCATTCTTTGAGTGAAAGTCTTCCGCAGATGACTTAATCTCGTAGCAATAAAAGTCTCCCTTTTCGATACCGCTTATAGTTGTATTAAGTGGCTCAAATTTCATATAATCAACCCTAACACGGCTAGATGTGGCGTAGTCAAAAGTTACCTCTCTAGCCCAATACGTACGGCTGTCATTATTAGGGTTGATTAGCTTTTCTGTAAGCTCTGACAGCCTCTTAGTTATCTCGGCTCTTGTCATTTATATTTGCCCTTTCTAAACTGCCTTATCTGCCATTAAATCATCAATACTCATCTGCTCGTCTTTCTTTTCAGGCTTAAGCATTTCATCCTTTGCCTTCCTGTAGAACTCTTTGCTAATTTCAAAGCCGTAAGAATTGCGGTTTAATTCCCTTGCAGCCCTCAGGCTTGAACCACTGCCACAACAAGGGTCTATTACTATATCCCCTTCATCCGTAAAGGTCTCGATTAGCTTTTTAAGCACTGCAACAGGCTTTTGCGCTGGATGTATCTTCGGGATATCCTTGCCGTCTTTTTCCCAGTTGAACCAATTGAATACCATTCGGCCAGTACCTTGAATATTCTTCCCGTTCTCGTCAACCTGTAGCCCATTTCTGAACTTCGGGAGCTTATCCCTGTAGAGCACAAGCGCATACTCTGTAGCTCCTACCACTCGCATATTAGCCTTTAGCACCTGTGGGGAAAAGTTCTTGATGAAGGTAAGCGGGATGTAGTTCTTGAATCCGTGCTTTTTCGCATACTGGATTACAAGCTGTAACTGCTCGAAGGCACAGAATACGATCATGCACGGTGCATCTGAACTCCTGCCCCTTCCTCCTGCCTGTTTAGGCTCTTTCTTCAAAAGTCTGTTGCAAAAGTGGAAGTATTCTGCGATATTGAAGTTAAAATCTGTGTTAAATGCTGCCTTGCCTGCGAGTTTGCTCTCACCGTTCTTGTTGTCTCCTCCCTTGTACCACATAGGGTTGGAGCCGTAGAAATTCGTACCCACATTGTACGGTATATCCGCTATTACAAGCTGGGCTTTCTGTATCCCATAGCGTTTGAAATTTTGAAAATTGTCGTTGTAGATTTCAGTTTTTACCTGTTTAGATTTCATGTATTTATCCCCTTTAGCCTGTAATTTAATTCATTGCCCTTAAATTCTATTATCCTGCCTTCTGCCATTTCAACAAACCTGCTACCGATTGCGCCGTCAAAGTCTAATAACTCTCCTGTGGTCTTCTCACTGGTCACTATCATGGGCAGATTGCACACATATCGATAATTAACTATCTCAAACAGGATATTTATATCGCTGTCCGTAGTCTTGCCTTTAAGCAGGTCATCAATAACCAACATAGGAGCTGTTTTTAGCTCGTTAATGGCTTTGTTGTAAGCCTCTTCATCGGTTATGTTCTGCTTAAGCCTTGTAGCCATCTCTCGGTATGGCATATATACCACCCTGACCTTTTGATAATCTAATAAGGCATTTGCAGAGGCAAGAGCAAGATGGGTTTTACCGCTTCCGACCTGTCCTAAAAGAAGGATTGAATTATGCCTTAGTTCTTTGATATCAGGATAATTCTTGCAGTAATCCACGCAGATTGTGAATGCCTTTTTAAGCTGTGGATTTCCCCTAGTATCGAAATTCTTAAAGCATTTAGCCCTGAATGGCTCACTTATACCGCTTCGGGCAATCCTGCGTTTAGCCATAGTTGGCTCAAAGCATTCACACCGCCTTGCCATATTGCAGCCTTCATCATCTACCCAGCTAATCCACATCGAACCACCACATATTGGGCATTGTTCAGCCTTTTCTTCGCCGTCTGCCTTTTCCCTGCCAGTCTGTGGGAAGGTGTAGCTTTTTAACTTGTCAAATATATCTTCTTCCATCGGCTCTCTCCCCCTCTAGCTATTTAATGCCTAATGCGTCAAGCATTTCATCCGTGACAGGGTTTTCCACTGGCTCCAGCATCCGCCTCTGTATTGCCTCAGATATTGACCTGTTAAAGGCTTCCTGTTTTGAAATAGGCGGACTATCTCCCCTGATTGAGGGCTTGCCCCTGCATTCGTTCAAGTAGCCCTCAAACTTTGATGGACTGAACAGGGTTGCAGGACGCAGATACTTAACCATATCGGGGTTATTCAGCCATTGCCCTGATTTAGTATCAATAACCTTCTTGCAGTCCTCTACAGTAAAGCCATCATTAAGCCTTGCCCTTATAGGCTTTATATTAGCCTCTGTGGTTGCTCTGTAGCTTGAGCCTGTCTTTGTGTTGAGATAGTCTATAACCTCGGTTGCATCTGTATCGGCTTTGGTTTCCTTTGCCTTTTTAGGCTTTTTAGCCTGTTCAGCGCGTGGCTCTCCCTTGGTTTCATCCTGAACAGATTCGGTATCGGATTCAACGCATACGGTCGAGCCTGCTCGACTATATATATTTTCTTTTAAATCTCTATTCTCTATCTCTATATCTCTATTCTCTATGTGACATTGTGCAGAAATGTCACAAGATGTCACAGTCTTGTCACAACTTGTCACACTCATGTCACAAGATGTCACACCGCTGTCACGCTCTCCACTGTCACCTGTCACACCCTTGTCACGCTCCTGACGGCTTTTTCTCTGTCTTTCTGCGGATGTTGATTCACTTCCTATCATTTCAGGGAGCTCTACAAGGTAGTAACTTCCATCTTCTAACACCTCTAATAACTTAAACTGTATAAGGTTATCAATAATCTCCTGCATTGTATCTTTTTGATACCCTAACATCATTGACAGCATTTCAACTGTATAAGGGGTATCCTCTGTATACATTAGCCTGCAATCTGTATTTATTGCCATAGTTAATAGGCGCATATATACATTTATATGGTCTGCCCCTTTGCTTGTTAAAAGCATTAGTGAAGGCTTTGAAAAAAAGTCGGCTGGTAATTTCAACCAGTAGTATTTTTTATCTGCCATATCTACTCCTTGTTATCATCATCTATTACGCTTTTAGCAAGGTTTAAAAACGCTTTTTCAAGTGGGGTATGTACTTCAACCTCTTTATTAAATCCGTAATTTAGAAATATCTGAATTGCTGGTTTGTACAGGTCAGGTGGAAGGTTATCAGTAAGCTCCATCAAAATCTTGTTGAACACAAATGAATCACACTCCTTAATATCAATCATCTTTCTTTACCTCCTTTATTAACACTTCTATCCTTGGATTCTTCTTATCAATCTTGAAATACTGGCTATAACCTGCTATATTATCCCAACCGTCATTTTTAAGTACGCTACAATCCTGCAAGGCATCCTCTATAACCTTTACAGCAAAGGCGTTTATATTGGACTTGTCGCGCCTTTTATCTGCCTCGTAGTAGGTGTATTCGATAAATACCTTTTTATCGATTTTGATGCCCTTTAGCTGTGCTCTAATAGCGTCATTGGCTATTCGTTCATACTTCTTCTTCATCTGAGCCCCTACAAAGCGGTTGCGGTTCATCGCTCCTATGAAGTCGTTTAGAGCTGGGAAAGTGCGGTTACTCTTGTAATGCACCCCTTCAATTACAAAGCTGTATTCTTTCATCTATGCCCCCTTGTAGTCCTTTAGTAGAAGTCTCCCACAAGCTCATCAACCGATATAACTCTTGATAAAGGAAGAGTATCCGCGCAGTAATCACAATGCCCACAATGTATCGGTTCTGCTGCTCCTGTTTTTATGTCCTGAATCCTTATTATGTTGCGCTTAAACTCTTCAAGTCTTTCATTCATCATTGATTCAGGTATCTCGATAACCGCTACCCTTGGATGTGCCACTGTATCGGTCTTGTCCTTGCTGATTGCGCATATATAGAAAGGTAGTAAGTCGCCTGTATTCTGTCTGTAGATTTCCCTGTATACGGCAGCCTGGATGTCATATCCCCAGTTCTCTACAAATGAAACCCTATAGCCGTAGTCTTTGATATAAAAGTTATCTCCGATGCTCTTAACCGTTTTAAGGTCGGTTATTCTGTGCCCGTCTACGCTGTCATATTTGCACTTTATCGGCACGCCTTCGATTTCCCCTGTCATAATAAGCTGTTTATCGCCTTCCATATACTTCATAAAGAGTGGCTCTTTTTCGGCTCTATCTATCATTACAGAGGCTTGCTTGAACTCTGATTTTAGCTCTCCTGCCGTTTTGCCCCTGCTTGAATAGATTTCAGGATGTGAAGCTGAGAACTGCGGAAGTGTACCCTCGAAGTAAGCATCTACATAGCTTCCAACCAATAAAGGGGTAGTTATAGGAGTTTCAAGCTCGCCTTTTACCTTGGCAAGGGCTGCATGCTCGCAACCCTGCCTTCCTATAGTTCCGCAGAAATCCTTGTACTGCGAAACTGACACATAAGCCATATTAGCTTCTTTGCTGTAATAGTTATCACTGGTTAATTGTAATCTGTCCATCTTCTTCCACTCCTCCTACAGTCTGTTCCTGTTCTTCTGCAACCTCTTTATATTCACCCTCGGCAACTACATTACCTTTAGCATATACATCATGCGCCTCTGCCTTTTCTTTCTGTGCAATATTCTTAACATCTGTATCCGAACCATCTTCATATGCTTGATTGGCTTCCGCAGTATCAAAATTAAGGTCTATCATCTTACAAAGCCTTCGGAGAACTGTTTTCTTTGCCATTTCTCCGAAGCTATCCTTCCATGCCTTAGAGTTAGGAATCTTTGAGTATGTCTTTCTTGTATTCTCAATCTCGCTAAGGCTCATAGTGTCATATAGCATTGAGCCATCAGTGTAGTAGCATACCGCAAATGCTCCGATTATAGCACCGTCATTAAAAGGTTTAGGATTAAAGTTAATGCTCTGTGCCCCATTTTCTATTCTTTCCTCAAATACATCACCCTCACGCACGAGCTTTGCGTATATGTCCTTTATAGGATTGCTTGAGTATCTCTTGCAGACTTTAACCTCGCCTTTATAGTCGGTTTGGAAATTGCACTGATTACCATAAGGTATTGCATAACACTCTCCATTAAAGAAGTCTAACCCCAAGAATGCACCCTTCAGTAGAGTTCTAACCACTGTGCCAGCTTCACATTTGGAAAAGTCTGTCTTGCCGTCCTGTAGCACTGTCATACAGTTTTGTAAAAACCTCTGCTTGTTGAATTTTTCAGGCAGAGCCGACACCTGTCTTTGTAATGCTGAATCAAGATTCGTATATATAACGCTTAATGCTTGTTTATCCATTGTTTTATCCTCTTTTCTTTATCTGTTAAACTTCAATTACTGTTAGCTCGTTATCGTCTGTTGTCCTAGTCGCTATAAATTGCAGCCCTTTTTCTTTACACTTCTTATAAAGGTTTTCTCTCATTTCGGTTGCGAGCTTCTCTATTCCATCTATAAGGATGATTTGCAGTCCGTTAGGCTTGCTTATTGCTATATCTATGCAAAGGTCTAGCTTTTCTCCCTCTGACAGGTTGCTGATAGGTAGTCCGTTTATAAGTGGTACGCCATCTTTAACTGTAAGATTAGCTATTGGAAGTTCAGCCTTTTCAAGGATTACCGCTGGTAAGTTTCTTGCAAGCTCTATCTTCTCTGTTAGCTTCCTTGATTTCTCATTAAGGACTTCAAGCTCTCCCTGTAAGTCAACCATTCTTTCATATTCGTTGATGTGTGACTTCATTCTTTCAGCCGTTTCAGCCTCTTCCGCAAGGCTGTCAATTGGCATTATCTCTTTATCTGCAAGCTCTGCATAAGTAGCTATGTTGCTTAGATACTGCGCCTTTTCTTTTTCAAATTCGCTTTCTATAAGCCTTGCTCTGTCGGCTTTCTTTGTGTTAAGGCTCTCTTTTTCCTTTTCAAGGGCTATAATTCTTTCTTTTAGCCTTGCAAGCTCTGAATCAATGTTATTGCTTTCGGCTGCCATTTCCCTGTCAAGGCTTGCCAGCTTAATCTCTCGGTCTGCTTCAAAGCTCCTAAGTTTATTAGCCTGCCCCTCAACCAGTATCTTAGCTTTTTCTATCTCACTGTTAGCTTTTCTTACCTTCTCAACCTTTGCATATAACTCTCCAAGGTTGACACTTTTCCAGTATTCAAGGTTATATTCAACAGGTATCTCGCCTGCTATTTCTTCAATTACCGACTTCTTAGCCCTTGCTTCTCTGTTGATATCCTGCCTTGTCATATAATACTCGCCGTTTTCTGCCTGAATGTCATTGAGCACGGCTAGGATGTTTTGCTCATAGTTTATCCCTGTTGGAATCTCGCCGAACCACTCGCGGATTGTATTCATATCCCATTCATACTGGATAAGGTCAAGAAGCATTGAATTCTGCTTCTTGGTATCAAGATTCATAAAATCTACAGGGGAAAGCTGCAAGGTGGTTACAATGTCCTTTAAGAAGCTTTCAGGACTGCCAACAGGCACGCCATTTTGTTTTATGGACTTATAATCAGCCATCCCGATTCTTGCCTTCCTGTCAAGTAAAAGCCCTGTATCAGTTTCGATGATGATTTCGCCTTCTGATTCGCCATTTCTGACTATGTACTGCCTATCGGATTTGTTGGTTAAAGCGTATCTGATAGCATCTATAACGGAGGTCTTGCCTGTTCCATTCTTTCCTGAAAGCTCTTTATTGCTTCCGTCTGCCTCATACTCTTTGATTCCGAATAGGTTTTTAATCTTGATTTTTGTAATTTTCATTGTTTTTATCCCTCCAATAGTTTTTTATAAAACTCAGTATCAAATATCTGCCTTACATACTGAGCTATTAACTTAATAGTGTAGTAAGGGCTTTCCACATACTCATAGCCCATACTTACAAGCACATTCTGCTTAAGCATTGCATATTGCTTTGCCTCTTCATAGACAAAATCAGGCACTTCAAAGCCTAGCTCTTTATCTACGCAGGCTTTATCAACCCTTATCTGCATTTCTCCCATATCTGCTCCCCCATTATTCGCTCAAGGTCTTGCGTGACGCTTGAAATTCCTATCTTGCGAGCATATTGATACTCCGCTGTTGCTCCTCCTGAACTCTCCCAGTTATCAAGGAAGTAGACGCAATCTGACAGCTCCAGCAAGGCTACGCATATATCCATGTAATCTGAATGCGTAAAATCACCGACCGTCACATTATCTTGTAATCCTGCTGGGTTAATCACATTGAAGCCTAATTCCCTCAAGTGATTTTCTGCCTCTTTGAATCTTTCCTTGAAGTCGGGCACATCGGTTATACCTCCGCTTATATAGACTGTCATCATTCAAGCTCCTCCTCGTCTATAAATACTCTTGATATCCTTCCATTATCAACTTCAAAGGACATTCCCTTTAAGTCGTGTGCCTTTGTTAAGTCATCCACTGTGACGGTTTCCCAATTGATATCCTGTAATTCATTAATTGTCATTGTTTTATCCTCCTAAATGTGTTATTATGTCCTTGTAATTTTTATTGTTTTTATCCTTTGCAGGTTGTTTTAGTCGGCAACCTGCTTTTTTTCATCTTCAAGCCCAAGCCATTTATTGAGCTTACTACGATACACCTGATAGCTCCGTTTTTTATATCCTGGCATCGGCTGAATAACTACACCTATATCAATCAGCTTTCTATCCATCAATGCCTGCATCCTTGCAACGCTCATACCTAAGAGCTTGGCAGCCTCTTTGTTATTCACTCTTTGGCACTCCATCGCATTTCCTCCTTCTTAATATCAAATTGCACCTTATTTTTGTTCTTTTCTTAGGGATATACTTCCTTAAGAATTTAATAGCCTGCTGCATCTCGGATATGACCTCTTTCAGCATATCTACATCTTTCCAGCACTCAGCCTTTACAGCCTCGTCTTTTGATTCAAGTGCCTTATCAGCACTATCAATCAACCACTTCTTGGCATACTTTTCATTCACCTTTAGCGACAATATCAAGGTTTCAAGGCATGCCTCCGTCATCTCTACGCTTATACGTTCCATTGTTATACCTCCTCTAATTCTTTATTGAACGCCTCCAGCCATTCCCACATCGTGAAGGCGTCTAAGCACTCTTCACATATGCAGCCTTTAGGGGCTGACAGATATCGGTCGCCTTTATACAGTATGGCTTTACAGAACCTGCATATAGTAACGGCTTCGCGTTTATCCGTACTGTTAGGGCATCTTGAATCACAAGGTATATGTCTACATATCATACACATCGCTTTGTCCTCCTATTCTTTTATATTTACGCTGCTTCAATCTCTATCATTGGCAATATCTCATTAGCTTTTAGTAGCTCATAAAGGAATAATCTACCCTTTTGTGTCCAGTATGTATGTGTAGTAACGCCCTGTGAGCCGTCAGGCTTGCTATAGTTTTGCGTTTTTGTCTGCGTATAGCCATTACTTTGGTACTTTGAATATAAGAACCAAATGCCTGATTGCTTGTACTGGACTCCTAAGTCATGTAACAGCTTATTCATACCCTTGGCACTCATTCCATAATCCTTGGCTATCTCCGTCATACTCAATAGGTCTTTACACTGGAGAACCAAATCATAATAGCTTGCCTTTGGTTTTAGCTCTGCTATCTGCTGTTCCTGTACTTTGTTTTCAAGCCTTAGATTTGAAAGCTCTTTCTCTGCAATCTGCAACGCTCTAGCCATAATCTTCTCAGGGCTGTTGTAGTCCTTTTCAATCTGAATAAAGTATTGTCTTGCCTGCTTTCCTTTTTCAGTCCGCTGTATCATGGCTATCTCTTTCGCCATATCTAACCTGATTGCATGGTCTGTTGCAGGTCTGCCTCCTGTACTTTCCGACAAAAATGTCGAAAAGTCTAAACCATCGGTAAATCCATACTCTACCATTCTTGGAAACCACTTATCATAAGGGGTAGCTACTTCTAAAAAGCTATGCAATACTCTACCGCTTATAACTGGTTCTTGGTTTTCGTTTACATCAATTCTAATTAGCTCTGTCATTCTTTTAGTTTTACCTCCTTCTTTTGTATTAGGTTGTCAATGTGCCTTGTTCACTTTCTGCCACCTGCCATGCTATACTGTCTTTATCTTAATGAAGGGAGGTGACTATAATGTTGGATGACCTTGCAAACATCATTTCGCTTGGTGATGTTAACGAGGCGATAGCCCCTGATTTGGCATCCCTCCTGTGCAAGCACATTATTAGCAGGATTAATGAGTTTGAAAAAGATATCCCTGATAATATGCAGGCAGGCGGTCGTTTTGTGTCAACAAATGACGGCTTCACTTTCAGCATTGATGATGTTGGTTATTCGAATCCGAATCTTCTCGTTTTTTACGGTCACTCGAACGGGTATAAAGTTCGGCTCTTGCAGCATATAATGCAACTAAATCTGCTACTGGTAGCTGTACCACGTACGGATGATTTGTCGAAGCCCCGTAGAAAGATTGGCTTTCAGTTTCCTGAGTAGTTTTTTGCTTGCCCTGCTCCGTATTACTTGCAATAATGCGGAGCAGTTCTTTTATTTCCCTTAGCTCCTGTAGTACCTTTTCCATTAGTACCTCTTCCATCTCTCCTCCTTTTTGTGGCTACTTCGTGAAGCCTAGTAAGTAGTTGGGTGTAGTAAATCCTCTGCGATATATTGTGTCTTTTAGGATACTTTATCAACAAAAAAAATTCCCATTGGAGACCTCAATCCTAAATAATCAACTATCTTTTGGATTTCACCCTGAGTGAACTCTGATAGCCCATTACATTTCCTATAAAATGCTGAACGGCTTATATTAACTGCGTTGCATAGCATTTCTATAGAGATTCCCCTTGACTTCATCTCATATTCTAATTTGTACTTATCCAATTTCATCCCTCCAATCCTTATGTAATTTATCTGTGTCGTTTAAGACACTTATAGATTATCACATCACTTTGTCTTTGTCAACAACTTTTTTGTCTTTTGCGACACTTTTTTATTTTTATTTAATTTTTATGTTGCAAAAAGGACACATATATTGTATAATTAGTTTCGTGAGGTGATTATTATGAATATGGGTGAAAAAATATACTATCTTAGAACTAAAAATAGTATGACATTAGAGGAGTTAGGTAATAAAGTAGGTGTTGGCAAAAGTACTGTAAGGAAATGGGAAAATGGTATGATTGCTAATATGAAGCGAGACAAAATATTAAAAGTGGCCGAAGCTCTTAATACTACACCTGCATATCTTATGGGCTGGGATGAAGCCAAAGAAGAGCCTAAGAAAAAAGGAGTTAAAATCCCTGTCCTTGGTAGAGTTGCCGCAGGAGTTCCAATTGAAATGATTGAAGATGTCCTTGATTATGAAGAGATTACAGAGGATATGGCAAAACATGGTGAATACTTTGCCCTTAAGATACAAGGCGATAGTATGACCCCTAGAATTTGGAATAACGATGTAGTTATTGTACGCCAGCAAGATGACGCAGAGAATGGCGATATAGTCATAGCTGCAATCAATGGTGATGATGCTGTGTGTAAGAGGTTACAGAAGTACAATGATGGTATAGCTCTTATATCGCTAAATCCAGTTTATGACCCTATATATCTTAAAAAAGATGAAATAGACGAAAAGCCTGTTAGGATATTAGGGAAGGTTGTAGAGTTAAGAGGGAAGTTTTAATAAAAAAAGGGGAATAGTGATGAAAAATATTCTAAAACGTATTTTATTGGTTATCTTGTGGTTTTTTTTCGTTATGTTCATAGCAGGAAGTATAACAACAAATGAGGTAAGCGCTAGAGCTGCATTGACTATATTGGGTGGAATCATTTTGCTTTTAATACTTAAAATACGTTCGCCTAAAAAACAGCAATTGCAATCTAACAACAATGAGTTACTGCTTCAACAACAATTGCAAAAGATATCTATTCTTGAGGCAGAAAATAATCAACTAAAAAATAAGCTGAATGAAATTGGCTGTAGTGATTATGATGCCGTGCAAAAAGTCATCACCACAAAGCAGCACGAAATAGACGCCTTAAATAGCACCATTGCTGAAAATAACTCAATTGCTGAAAGACAATTAGAAAAGAATCAGGTAGTTAAAGAAGATAGTTTAAAACTTGAAAAGAAATATACTTCATTACAAGCAAAGGTCACAAGATTAAGGTATTTATTTGATGCAATAACTCAGGCAATAAATGACTACCACGATGAAAAGGATATATTTGCTCTCACTAATTTGATAAATGAAGCTGACGAGATATCGCCTAGCGTAATCCTTAAATTACACAATATGGACTATAAGGATTTGAAAAAAGCCTTTAATGAAAACGACAAGGCCATCACACAAGTACTTGAAGTTTACGAAAAAAGGTATACTACTAAGGCTAATCAGTCAATTTATCAACTAATGGTCATTGCCCTTAGGGCTGAACTGCAAAATATCCTTTATAACCTAAAATATGATAAGTTGGATAAATCAATTGACGACATCAAACTTATCTCTGCTAAGTATCTTAAGATTGCTGGAGAAGGTAACCAGTCCATATCCAGCACACTAACAAGATTTATAGGCGAAATAGAATATTTGTTTATCAATGCCGCCAAGATTGAATATAATTATTATGTAAAGAAAGAACAGGCGAAGCAAGAACAGGCAGCCATACGTGAACAGATAAGGCAAGAAGCCGCTGAAAGAAAAGCGTTGGAAGCTGAAAGAAAGAGAATAGAGCAAGAGGAAGCCAAGTACACAACCGAAATTGATAAACTGCAAACTACCATACTTGAAACCACCAACAATGATGAAGTTGAACAGTTAAAAGCAAGAATATTGGAATTACAGTCTCACTTGTCCGCTGTAGTTGTTAAGAAAGAAGAGATTGTGAATCTCCAAAATGGAAAAGCAGGCAATGTATATATTATTAGTAATCTCGGTTCTTTTGGTAATAATGTATTCAAAATAGGAATGACTAGAAGGCTGAATCCGCAAGAGAGAATTGACGAATTAGGGAGTGCAAGTGTACCATTTAAGTTTGATGTACATAGTTTTATTTTCTCACAAGATGCAGTCGCTCTTGAATCAAGCATGCATGAAAGGCTAAATAATCAGAGGGTAAATAAAGTAAATCTTAGAAAAGAGTTCTTTAACGTTTCTATTGATGAACTTGAAAGGATTGTAAATGAATTAGATCCTACGGCTGAATTTAATAAAACTATGTTAGCCGAGGAATACAGACAATCATTATCTAGCGATGAAAACTATACATCAGATAACATAGAATATGGCGATGATGAAGAGCCTTTTGAAGTTAACGATGAAATAGAATAAAAAGTGGTTGTAAACCATTAGTTGATAACCAGCCAACTGCAAACTATCAGTTGACAGTTGAAAATAAAAAGCTCTCCTGCGCCAACAGGAGAGCAACATCCATCTACTGGGCGATAAACCAGTAAACGAATAACCGTCGTTTAAATTGTAGCATATCGCCCTGTAGATTGCAATATTTACAGGGTATTTTTGCGTCCAAAATTCAATCGTGTAAGTGTTGTGTAAGTCTATGTAAGTCAGAAGCAAGTATTATTTGTTCCAAAATATCAGAACTAATGGAGGTAAGATATGCCAAAAAAGAAAAAATATCCAAGGCTTAGAAACGGATTCGGAAGTATAAGAAGGCTGTCAGGCAATAGAACTAACCCTTATGCAGTCTTTGCCCCTTCCACCTACAGAGACGAAAGAGGCTACCAGCTCTATGACAAGGCTCTTGCGTACTGCCCTAGTTGGGAGACAGCCTTTTCCGTACTCTTAAACTTTCACACAGGACAGTACAAGAAGGGCGATATCTGCTCTAATCTGCTTGAAGAGGTTGACCATGGACAATTAACCCCTGTAGTAAATAAAATCTTGTCTGCGCTCAATATAGGCACTATAGAAGGGGAAACCTTCGCGCAGGTCTATGATAGATTTATGGAATGGAAGTTTAGCGAGAATAACCGCAAACTTAGCAAATCGGCACAAGCATCGTATAGAACTGCATTTAAGAACTGTGCCACTCTACATGACAAGGTTTTTTCTCAGATTAAAACCGTAGATATGCAGAAGGTAGTTGATGACTGTCCTCTTAAGCATGCATCCAAGGAGCTCATAGTTAACCTATTTAAGCAGATGTATAAGTATGCAGATATACACGAGCTTATAGAAAAGGACTACTCTACACATGTAGCGATTAAAACAGAGAATGACGATATAAAAGGCATCCCATTTGCTTCAGATGACATAAAAAAGCTATGGGCTAATAGCAGTAATCCTATTTGTGCCAATATCCTTATACTGATATATTCAGGGCTAAGAATATCCGAGTATAAAACGGCTGAAATCAACCTAAAAGAGGGGTATTTTTTCGGAGGAGTTAAGACAGAGGCAGGGAAAAACAGATATGTGCCAATTCATTCAGCCATACTTCCACTTATTAAACAAAATCCGAATAGGCTTAACTCAACTATCGAGCATTTCAGGATAAAAATGTATAATGTGTTAGAATGTTTAGGCATGGAAAAGCACACCCCTCATGACTGCCGTCATACCTTCGCTATGCTCTGTGATGAAAGCGGTGTTAAAGAGACGGATAAAAAATTTATAATGGGGCATGCCTTCCAAGATGTAAGTAATGGTATCTACGGCCATAGAACTTTAGGATATCTAAAAGAGCAGATAGAGTTAATAAAGGTCAATAAATAAATAAGCGTATTTTGTTATTGTTTGTTATTGATAGACTGTATTTATCAATAAAATATCAGACAAATAACTACAAATTCAAAACTTCTAAAATACGCTTATTTACTATATTTTCTCGGCTTTTTGGCTTAAATTCAAGAATAATAAATCATCGCTTATATTTAATCATTATTTAAAGCAAGCCGGCTGCTAAGATTATTATACTCCTTATCATAACTACCGTCATCCAAAATATATAATTCTTTAGCCTTTTTTAGAACATCTGCCTCATCTTTTGCACCACAATTCTCAAGAGCATTTATGATTTCCTTATACCTATTACTTAAATTACCACTTATAACATCATCCAAGCCATCTATTTGCAATGCAGTATCATAATCAATAACAGTAATTATGTATGCAACAAAGCGTGGATATTTTTTTAATTCTTTATACACTTCCGGCTCTGAATAAATATCTGCCATTGCCTGCAAGAAATCATCACCTTTTAAGTTTTGTGCAAATGCTTTGTCTATAAAATTCATGTTATACCTCTCCCACACACAGTTCATTCGTCTTTAACATCCACAAGTACAGCATCTTCCAAAGAAAAATAATCGTTCATATTACTGCTAAGACCAGAAGCATTCCATGCCTGTTCAAATGTTATCTCTTTAAGATTACTTAGATATACAAAGGTCGTGTCTACAGCAGCATTAGGTATTCTACCACTTATTTCAAGACAATTTTTATATGTATAATTACCACAAGTCCAACTGCCATCACTCATTTCACTATAGGTTTTGCGATTTCCTTCTATTGTATTCTTTACAACAACTTCTTTTTTACAGCCTGTTATATTAAATATTAAAATCAGGCAGGTTAATAATATAATAACTCTTTTCATAGATTTACTCCTTTAATTTTGGCTTATTTTTACTTACAATGTATATATGTCCTATTCCAAATATTATACCAAATATAATCAAAAGAGTGTACATCATTGTTATTCCACTTAACAGAAACAGACAAGTGCCTATCACTGCCAATGTAATCTTTTTCCAATATGCTTCCTTGATAAAATATAACATCCACAGTATCCAATAAAAAATCAGCAAAATAATATTTCCAAAAGCATAAACCAAGAATGCCTCAATAGAGCCAAATCCCAACTCACCCATTCCAAAATCAAATACCATAAGAAACATACAACCATATTGACCAATTTGTCCTAAAATTTTCATAAACTTATTGGCATACAGCTTTTGATAATTTTTTACTTTAACCCTGTAAATAATATTTGGAATAAGAAATAAAACTATAATTATCAGCCCAAATACATTCATCCAACCAAAATTCATTTTACCTGCCAGAAATATGCTTGTTGGTCCATCTGAACCTCCTATTAATGATAAATTGGTTAACAT